GATAAGAAGAATATAACTAGAGACCATAATGGGAATGAGTTTTGTTGTCGTGAATGCAGATGCGATTATGGTAGAAGTAATAGAGAAGATATGGATGATATTGTTAAGAATTGGTTTGGTAGATAAATATTAAATTAAATACATATATAAATAATTAAAATAAAAAAAGTAATTATACAGAAGTGTGAGAATATTTATGGTATTGGTAAGGATGAATTATATGAGATGTTTAATGAGTGTATGATGGATTGTTAGTGTGTAGATTGTGTTAGTTAATTGGATTAGTATAGTACAAGAGTGAAATATCTCTTGTACTAATCATATTTATAATATAATAATATAATAATATAATATAAAGGAGGATAATATATTTGGCAGTTAGAAGAAGAACAACTGAAGAATTTAAACAAGATGTATTTAAAAAACATGGGGATAAAATTGAAATATTAAGTGAATACATAGGGCAAACTGAACCAATTGATATTTTATATCATTGTGAAAAACATGGTGATATATATAAAACTATAAATGCTAAAAATATTTTTGGGAAAAGTTTTCAACCATGTAAACAATGTGATTTAGAATTAAAAAGTATTAAAGCAAAATTGGCAGTTAGGGATAAAAATTATCAATTAAAAAGATTGCAAGATTATTGTAAATTAATGGGTGGGAAATTAATAAGTACAAAATGGACTACTGCAAAAGATTTATATGAAGTTGATTGTGGAAATTCAGAACATCCTAATTTTTGGAGTAATGCTGATAGTTTATTAAATAAACCTCAATGGTGTCCTTATTGTTGTGGAAGAAAAGGTGATTTTAATAATAAATATAAAGATATTATTGAGAGTCAAGATGGGAAAATGTTAAGTGATTATATTGATGGAAAAACACATATAAAAGTTAAATGTAATAAAGATAATTATGAATGGAATATATACCCTTCTAATATTGGCAAAGGTAGATGGTGTCCTGTTTGTAATTTACCTTACTCAGAAAGAGTACCATATGATTATTTAATTAATACATATCCTGATATAAAAATAATTATTCAGCATGGATTTGATGATTTAAGAGGAGAAGTAAATGAATTATTAAGATATGATTTAGGTGTTTTTACTATAGATGACAAATTATTAGGAATAATAGAAATTGATGATGAGGAACATAGACATAATCACAAACAAGAAAGAAGAGTTAAAGCAAGAGAAAGAGATAAAATTAAAGATAAATATTGTTTAGATAATAATATTTCCTTATTTAGATTAGAATATTATAATAATAAAAAATTCAAAAATCGTGATTGGTATTATCAATACATAGATGACAATTTAAAAGATTTTATACATATGATTATAAATATAAATGTTGCGGAAGAAAAAGGAGAATAATTATGGCACTAGACAAACAAATACATATTTATAGTGTAGATACTTCTGCATTTTACAATGATAAAGAAATGGAAATACATAAACATTTAAATGTACTATATAGTTTAAAAAAAGAAGGTAAATTAAAATGTAGTAATGAAATACAATGTGTAAAAGAAGAGTTATATGAAGAATTTAGTAAAAATAAAGATGTAAGAAAAATTAATTCAAAATCAATTAATACATACAATATAGTATCAGTTTTTGAATCAGTATTAACTAGAACATTAAAATTAGAAATAAATAATTTATATGAAGATATTATTATTGTTAGGGCATATTTTTTTGATATTATTAAGGATATAATTTTAAATGGTTTTATGCATAAAGATGTAAAATATGTTTGTTTTACTGCAAGTGCAGGTCAGATAAGAACAAAAAAGACAGTATTTATCAAAGAATCATTATTGAATAAACATATGAAAGAATTAATGTGTGGATTAACTATAGAAGATATAAATAATACAGGTGGTATGAATATTAACAAATATTTGGCATATTTGGCTCTTTGTAATTCTGCAACAGATATATGGGATGATTTTGATATTAATAAATCAATTGTTGTTGAAGATATGGAAACTATGGTTAATGGTGTTGTAGATTTTATTGATGATAAAACATATGAAATTACTAGAAAAGAAATGGATATTCCGATTTGTCATACAGATGGATGTGGAATGATACTTCCTAAAAAAAGTAAGAAAAGTATGATGGTTAGATTGCCTTGGGTAAAGGGGTTATTAGTCCCCTTCCCTTTTGATAGATTTATAAAAGAGCAAAATAAGAAAAATCCTAAAATTAATCATGGAATAATAAAAGATATTTATGGTTTAGAACATAATATTTTAGAAGAAGGAATAGAAGTAATTTTTACAAAAAGTCAATTTAAAATGTATGCATTTTATAAGGATTGGCAATCTTATATTAATAATTTTAAATTGCATAATTGTCATGCGGGCAAATGTAATGAAGAAGAACAATATTTTAAAAATGCCAAAATTAATTATCAGATGTTGCAATCTCTTGTAGATATTAACGATGAAGAATTAGAAATAATATGTGAAAGAACAAAAAATAATATTAAAAATATAGCAAGTGATAGAAATACAATGTTAAAAGTTTTTGGAGCAACTAAATATAATAAGAATAAAAGCTATTTTCAACAAGCATTAGAATTTTATCCTGAATTATTATCAGATGTTTATACTAGGGAAGTATTAAAACAGATAAAAGCAAGTAAAATTAAAGAAGCAAGATCAGCAAAAATTGAATTAGATGCAAAATATACTTTCATAACCCCTGATTTATATTCATTTTGTGAATATTTATTTTTAAATGATAAAAATCCAAAAGGTTTATTAGAAGATGGAGAAGTTTTTTGTTGGCTATATAAAGATATAAATAAATTAAGTTGTCTAAGATCTCCTCATTTATATAGAGAATGGGCAATAAGGAATAATAAAGTAGATAGTAAAAAAAGAAAATGGTTTATAACAAATGGATTATATACAAGTTGCCATGATTTAATTAGTAAAATTTTACAATTTGATGTAGATGGAGATAAAAGTCTAGTTTGCTCAGATTCATTAATTAATTCAATTGGTGAAAGGAATATGGATGGTATTGTACCTTTATTTTACAATATGGCAAAAGCAGGAGTTAGTAAAATAAATAATGATAGTGTTTATGAAGGATTAAGATTAGCATATACTGGTGGTAATATTGGTGTAATTAGTAATGATATTACAAAAATATGGAATAGTGATAGTGTAAATATTGACGATAAAAAAGAAGAAATATTAAAAGTAATAAAATTACTATGTATGGAAAATAATTTTGTAATTGATTATGCTAAAACATTATATAAACCTATAAGACCACAAGAGATTAAAAAATTAATTAGGAAATATACTAAATTTAAAACTCCTCACTTTTTTATTTATGCAAAAAATAAAGATATTAAAAATGTAGAAGAAATAAATAATAGTGTAGTTAATAGATTAGAAAATATATTTCCAGATATGAATATGAATTTTAAATGCAATGGTTTGGGTAAATTTAATTATAGAAAATTAATGAGAAATAGACATATTGAAATTGATGAAATATTAATTAAGATTTATACTAATTTTAATAGAAAAAATCATCATATTATTAATAGACGTAATAAATTTAAAGGTGAAAAAGCAAAAAATAATGCAACATATATTTTTGATAGTTTTAGAAATGAATTAATTAGTATGTATAAAGATGAATATTATATAACTGATGTTTTGGTGAAACATTTATATAATGTTTCTAAAAGTAGATTTAAAGAAACTTTATGGCAATGTTTTGGCAATGTTATTATAGAAAATTTAAATAAAAATATTAAAGAAAGTTTAGAGAATGGATATGTAATGTGTGAAAACTGTGGTGTTAGGATTAAATCTTATAATACTAAAAAATATTGTGAAAAATGTGCAAAAAACATTGAAAAAAATAATCATAAAAAAAGAAATAAAAAGTGGTATACAAATAAAATTTCGGACGAAAATCAAACTGTTTAAAAACCCTTATTAATAAGGGTTTTTCTTTATTTTCATTTTTGTTAATTTTTTAATTTTAACATACTATAAACTTAATAATATTAATACTTTTAAGCATGAAATTTTCTTAAAATTTGAATTAAATAACTAGGGAAACAAAGTCTAATATACAAATAAAAGAGATGCAATTCCTAAATATAAAAACCAATAAAAACTAAAAAATAAAATACAAAAGGAGAATCTGAACAACATTGCAACAAATCACAAATCAAGAATTAGATTTACTAATCTCTAAAAAAATATTAAAAATGGAAGGTGGGAAGTATCCAGATTTATGTATAGTCGGTAGACAGAAAAAATCTAGGAGACGTAAATATTTTGTTCCTGAGAAATATCTTTTTAGATTGTATGGTAAAAAATCAGATAAACCAGATGATGAAAATGAATTAAATAGTAAAGAATAAGAATAGTTAAAATAATAAGCAACAAAAATTTTCCGCAAAGGAATTGATTTTATGAAAGATGATAGTGAATGTGAAAGTAAACAATTAAATATGAAAAACACACAACAATTAAAAAAAATCTTTGTAGATACAAATATATTACTTAATCCTAAATTTAATCTAAGTGACTATCAAAAAGTATATATATCAATTGTATCAATTGAAGAATTAGATGGTCTTAAAAATAATGAAAAAGTTTCATATCAAGCAAGAAAAGCAATTAAAAATATTAAATCGTCTGACAATGTAAAAGTAATAACTAATACTAATTTATCTGTAAATCGTATGTTTTTAGAACATGGGAATGATAATATTATTCTTAGTATGGCATTTGATGTATATTGTGATGATGAAGAAGTTATTTTTATTTCAGATGATTATAATTTAATTGTCAAAGCACAGGCATTTAATATACCTTGTGAAATGTTTGAGTTTGAAGATAACGATAAAAAAGATGTTTATAATGGAATTAGAAAATTAATATTAACTGAACAAGAATATGTTGATTTACTTGAAAATCCTAATGATTTCTCATATGATTTTCAACCTAATGAATATATAATTATACATAATACAACATCCAATGATGAATATTTATTCACTTGGAATAAGTATTTTGAAGAAGTTAAAATTAAACCATTGTCAAATAAATATGTGAATAAAATTACACCATTAGATATTTATCAAAAAGCATTTATCCATATGTTGCAAAATGATAATATAAAAGTTAAAATTACTGATTCAAGATATGGCTCAGGAAAATCGTACCTTATGATTCATTGGGCATTACATATGTTAGATAAAGAAAAAGTAGATAAATTATATTTTGTGAAAAGTGATTCACCTCCAAAAAATAGAAGAGAATTTCCTGCGATCCCAGGAGGGATTAGTGAGAAAACTGAGCCTTTAATGGGAGTTTTGTGTGATTCAACTGGTGAAACAAGTTTAACTGATATTCTATTAAGAAACAATAGATTAGAAATATTACCTATTCAATTTGCTAAAGGAAGAAGTTTAAAGAATTCTATTTTATATATCAATGAAGCACAAGATTTTACTCCTTCTGAAATGGAAAGATTACTTTCAAGAATAGGTGAAGGAACATTTGCATTATTAGATGGTTCTACTTCTCAAATTGATAATAGATACTGTTTAAATAGGAATGGATTGTCTGTAACAATTAATAATTTTAAAAATAAGTATATTGCAGGACAGGTAAATATGATTGAAGACTATAGAAGTGAAATTAGTAAGATGATTAGTGATATGGATTGGATGGATTAAAAAGAATAATGGTCGATTATTCTATACCTCTCCCCTACCCTACTAGATTGTGAGTGGTAATATGGAAAGATACAAACAAAAAGAGAATGAAGAAACTATCCCTTATCTTATACGTTTATCAGAAATTAAACTTGAAGAAAAACCAGATGATTTAGATTGGAGTGATATTGCAAAGTATTGTAATTTTGATTGTCATTATGATTCTTTAAGAAAAGCAATGCAACCTAAAGGTTATGGTGGATTTGAAATATATAAGTATTTCAAAGATAAATTTGATAAATTAGTTATTGATAATAATAGTGATGATAAGGTATTGAATGAGTATGAGAATAAAAAACGTGAGTTAGAAAAAGAAAAAATAAAATTTCTTGATGAAAGAACATCTTATAAGAAAATGTTGCGTGATGTATCTCGTTGGGAAGAAATTTATGAAATAATTGATAGAACAATTAAAAATGGAGATCTACCATTAATTGAATATCAACATAAACATATTCAACATACCAACAATGATTTAATGGTTAGTATGAATGATATACATTTTGGTGCAGATATAGAAAATGCTTGGAATAAGTATAATTCAGATATTTTAAAAGAAAGATTAAAAGAGTATTTAAATCAAATATTAATTATTAAAGAATTACATAATTCTGAGAATTGTTTTGTGAATGCAAATGGCGATTTAATAAATGGTGCAATCCATCCGTCTGTTTTAATATCCAATAGAGAAAATATTATTGAACAGATTATGGGTGTTTCAGAATTAATATCACAATTCCTAGCAGAATTAAGTAAACATTTTAATAATGTTGTTTTTACTGTAGTTGCTGGTAATCATTCAAGATTAGGTAATAAAGATGAAAGTCTTAAAAATGAAAGATTAGATGATTTAGTTCCTTGGTATGTTAAAGCAAGATTGCAGAATTTAAATAACATTATTATTACTAAAAATATTGATAATACAATGTCAGTTGTTGATATTAGAAATAAAAAATATGTTTGTGTTCATGGAGATTATGATTCTGGGAAATCTGCTATTCAATCTCTTGCTTTAATGAGTGGTCAAAATGTATATGCAGTATGTTGTGGACATTTACATCATAATTCAATGGATTATGTTAATAATATTAAAATTATTATGGCAGGAAGTTTTCTTGGAATGGATGATTATTGTATCTCAAAAAGGATTATCGGTATTCCACAACAATTAGTATGTGTTTGTGATGAAAATGGTATTAGATGTAGTTATGATATTTGTTTTAATTAGTTTATAAACATTGTAAATATAATTTTTTATGTTTTACTTACTCCTTTAGACTGTTTCTCTATTCGGAGTGTGGTGATAGAATGTATCTCTATCATCTTTTTTATTTTGTAAATAAAATAAAGGAGATGGTGAAATGGCAAAAAGAAAAGATTTGTGGTATTTATTCTATTGAAAATTTAATTACTGGTAAAATTTATGTTGGTAAAAGTGAAAATATAAAAGAAAGATTTGCTAAACATAAGAATGCTTTAATTAATAATTATCATTATAATAAACATTTACAAAGATCATGGAATAAATACGGAGAAGATAATTTTAAATTTAATATTGTTGAAATTTGTAGTAATGATATATTGTCAGATAAAGAAAAATTCTATATAAAGGTATATAAAACAAATGATAATAAATATGGATATAATTTAACAAATGGTGGAGAAGGTATTTCTGGTTTTAAACATTCTGAAGAAACTAAGAAATATTTAAGTGAAATTCAAACAGGTAAAATAGTTTCTGAAGAGACTAAACAAAAAATAAGCAAAGCATTTAAAGGTGAAAATAATCATTTTTTTGGTAAAAAATTATCAGATGAACATAAAGAGAAAATGAAGAATTCATGGAGTTATGAAAAACATATTACTCCAGAAAGATCAATAAAAATAAGTAAAACTATGACTGGTAAAAAAAGACCATTAGAAGTTACTCAAAAAATTGCAAAAGCTAATTGTAAAATAATTATTCAAATTACAAAAGATTTTAAATTTATTAAATTATGGAGTAGTGCAACTCAGGTAGAAAAAGAGTTAGGTTTTTCTCGTGGAAATATTTCATCATGTTGTAAAGGCAGAAGAAAAAGTTGTGGAGATTTTAAATGGATGTATAAAGAAGATTATGATAAATTAATTAGTTAATTTAAAAATGGAGCAGTAAAGAAAGCACAAAGTTTTATTTGGGATAAAGATTTAGGTTTAACTGATATTTTGCATTCAGTGATTAAATAAACAACAAATAAAAATAAATTTAAAATTTAAGGAGGAACATATATTATGCAAGAAATTTTAGTAGGTTTTATTAATGAATTACTTCCAAATTTACTTTACATTATTGCATTAGCATTATTCGGTTATATAGGTAATTTAGCCAAAAATATATTCCCTATTGCTGTCAAATGGTTTAAATCTCATACTAGTGTAGCACAAAGAAAATTAATTGCAGAATTAGGTAAAGATTCATTTACACATGCAGAAACTATATTTAAAGATAAAAAAGGTCAAGATAAATTACATGAAGCTATTGATTTTTTCCAGAGACATTTAAGTAGTCATGGATTAAATGGTGTAAATTTAAGTTATCCTATGATTAGAAATGCTGTTGAACGAGCATGGTTAGCAGATAAAAGTTTAAGGACATTTGATG